AGGGGGGTATATTTTTCGACCCCTCCCCCCCATGCAGTGAGGCATCATCTGTGTCATGTGTGCGTCAGGATCAGAGGGCTGTAAGGGCCTTGACCTTTCGCTCAGATGATGCCTCACTGAGGTCGACCAGCTATGCCGCGGTGGTTGACTTGGGTGGTGATTCCTCTTCGATGAGGAGAGCTGTGTACAGCTTTCCTCCATGGATGTCCACTATCTCCATGATTACATCGTCACGCATCTTATCGATGATGACATCAGGCAGCTCCTCTGGGAGACCGGCGACCCGGTCGAGGTAAGCTGAAGTGTTGTATCCATGTGCCCTGTCCCACTGGTCCCAGGCCCTGAAGTCTTCTCGAGGGTCGAAAGGATTGTCCACAGTAGTGATCATGTAGCTCATCTTCCCTCTCCTTTCTTCATAATCATAGGGATCAGCCCTTGTTGAGGTTGTCCACAAGCGTGGAACGTGGGATACCCAGGGCTTCTGAGATCTCACTCATGGATCGGCCCATTGCTGCCATCTGCTTAGCCCTAGCCTGCTGGCCCACAGTAAGAGAGGTGGTACTCCTAGGCGTGGCCAAGGTACGTACTCTCTCCATGTCAGCGTTGGCAAGGATCTCTTTCAGACGTGAGGATGAGAATGCCCCAGCCTGAATGGCTTCCCACTCACGTGATGTGAGTGTGTCATTGCCATCAGCATCCTTGGCACCGATCTTGAACTTGTTGGCACCGGTAGCTATACGGGCATCTTCCAGGGCCTTGTACTTGATCTTCTTGATGGTGTCCTTGTCGCCTGCGTACTCAGGGTGCGCATCGATCCGGGACTTAGCCCAGGCGTTACCCAAGATCTGGGCACGTCGCTCAAGGGGGGCGTTGCGCTGCGCTGCCTTCAGCTTAGCCTCAAGGCTCGCTACCTCGTCCCTGTACACCACCTTGGCCGCCTTGTTCTGGTTAGGCATGACAAGATTCAGCGATGCCAGTCGTGCCTGGTTAGCCAACGCCTTCATGTTGTTAGCATGTGCAGCGTACAGCTCTTCCATAGGGGCAGGGTTCTTAGACATGAGCTTGCGCGCGTCGTCAGTGAACTCCATCTTGGTACCATAGGTTTGCTTAACACCCTTGGTACCATCCTTGCGCGTGTACTCACGCTTGGGGTCAGGCACATAGACAATGCGCCCTGTCTTAGGATCGACAGGACCAACCTTGTTGCCAGCAGCATCCTTGCCAACGGGCCTCTTGATGATGGCAGGAATGCGCATGTCAGAGGAGGCACGGGAGATGATGGTGTTGGCACCAGCGCGAGGGTTGACACCGTCACCCTGGTACTTGAGCTTGAGACCCCGAATGCCGTTGTCAAGCTCAGACTGCTTGTAGTTCAGCCCGTGCTTCTCAGCATCAATGACAACCATGGAGTGCTTGACCGCACGTGCCAACTCAGACTCAGACGCACCATGGATGGTCATATCTGTGATGAGGTTAGAGATCTTCCCCATCTCAGTCTGAGTGCCACGCTTCGACATGCGCTTGGTTGTGGTGTCGCCCTCAGGGATGCGGTAGACAGCCTTGGCATCGAAGCCTTCAAGCTCCTTCAGCGGCGGGCGAGACTTGACAGCACCCTTGGGATTGGGGATGACGAGCACAGAGTCACCATCGAAGTCCGCACCAGAGAGCTGCTCAGCAACCTTGTGGTGGATTCCGACAGCATCACGCGCACCACCCATGATGCGCTTGGCAGTGGGGTTCTTGTTGTTGACCGTAAGAGCCGGGATTTCGAAGGGTCCGCCGTGAGGGTACCGAACGAGCGAGACACGCTCACCATCATCAAAGTTAGGAGCATAGATCTCGTGCTGACGCATGGTGTTGATGGGCAAGATCACGTGGCTGGACTGGCGAGGAAGCGCGGCCGCCTTGAGGTGAACAGCAGCGGCATCTGCCGATTCTGCAAATTCATCCAGCATTTTCTGACGGACCACAGGATTCGTCAGCTTCATGATCTTGTCGAACTCTTCGCGACGAGCCTTCTGCGTCTCAGCAAGCTGCTTGGAAGCAAGAGCCAGAGGCTGCTTAGACAGCATCTGTGAGGACAGCGACTTGGACCATTCGTCCCAAGCGCCTTCCTCATTCACCATATTCAGAACGGACTGCTTCTTCGCACCACCCTTGGTCTGGAAGAAGTGCGGTTTGGTCGTAGCGCCGAACGGGTTGTCCGCGTCCACCTTGCCGTCCACGATCTTCATGGGCTTGAGCGCGCCGAGCTTCCCCTCTTTGACGACCTTGGGGTCATTCTTGGACTTGTTGGTGTTGAAGCGAATGTCAACCCCGGCAGGAAGATCGTCAGCGTAGATCGCCATACCCTTGAGGTAGTGCGAGCCATCAACCGCGATTCGAACTTGGGCGTATCGGTTCGCACCCAAGGACAGCTCTTCCTTACCTCGACGAACCTCGATGACACCGTCCATCTTGGTGCCGCCATCCTCGTCATATCGGACCTGAAGCTTCTTCGAGCTGAAAGAGACGGGCGGAACCTTGTTGGACTGAATGGCGCCAAAGTCGTCCATCTGAAAACCAACGGTCTCCAGACGACCATCCTTGACAGCATCGAGAGCGTCCTTCCAGGAGTTACCCTCCTTGGTCAGAACGCGAAGCTTGGTGTCCTTGGAGGTTCCGAGCTGTGAAACGTTGAGTCCGCTGTAGACCTGGTAGCCCTCATCCTTGAGCATAGCCAGCGCAGAGCGCAGCTTGGTCTCGCCGATGTTGCCGATCCAAAGGTTCGCACCCTTACCGACATCGAGGTATTCCTTGGTCTCCAGCTCTTCCTTGAGCTTGTTCGCGACAGCACGCAGAGAGTCCTGTTTCTGCTCATCACCAGCCTTCAGCCAGCCACGCACAGTCGACTCGCGCGTGCCCATAGCGTTGGCAATGGCGACATTCGACATCTGTCGCTGATCCTTGAGAAGACGAGCACGAGCCACATTTGCTGCGTGGATCTGCTCAGTTGCGACCGCGGTCGCACCCACCAGGTCGGTGGTCTTGAAGGAGACGAAGGGCTCGCCTTCCTTCCGATCCTTGTTGGCGTACGTCTCGATGGCCTTGGCGATCTCCGTGTTGGACATCCCCGAAGCCTTCATGTCGTCGCGGTACTTCTTGAACTCGACGGACCTCTGGTACGGGTCTCCGCCCGAACCCCACGGGTATCGGCCCGAGCGACGGGCGATACCAATGTGCTCGAGGAAGTTCTCTCCCTCGTACATGTCGACGCTTGCGCCGACGGCATCGCTTTCGCTCACTGCCACTCCTCGTTCTCCATGTGGGTGCGGATGATCTTGTCAGACTCGATGATGCGAGACATGCAGTACACGATCTCTTCGGGCTCAGGAATGTAGATCTCGAAGTCGTCGTTCTGGTAGATGCGCAACTCGTAAGCGATGTCCATTGGCTTGAACTTCAGCTTACCGCCATACTCCAGATTGAAGTAGGCAGCATAGAGAACGAGCTGCTCGAACTTGACTGGACCAGTGCCAGTCTTGAGATCGAAGATCCGAAGGACTCGAGTACCATCGGCTTCTCTTCGGAAACTAAGTGCGTCGGGAGTGCCGAACGCGTAGTAGCTGTAGAACAGGGGCTGTTCGGGGGTCATGCGGAAACCGATGCAGTCATTGACATACCGGTTTACTGTCTTGCCGTTAGCTTCCATCTTCTGACGGAGCTTGATGGCCTCACATGCAAAAGCATGGAGTCGGGTCCCCAGCGCTGCGGCGTTCGACTTCTCGACACGCGCAATCAGCTGCTCAGGCTCATCCCTGAGCCAGTAGGGCTTGGACGCGGAAAGGTAAGCGTGCTTACCCTCCAACTCCGAATGCTTGTTGAATTCCACTGATCACCTCATCTGCATTTTCTGGATAGACGAAAGATGCGTACGACATCTCTCCGAGCTTCTCGACGTAGTGGGGCTGGTTCGGGCGAGGTGGCGCCTTCGCATCCTTCTTGAACTCGAGTGCTGCCCAATGCCCACCGTTGAGGTACATACGGTCGAGCATTCCTTGACGCATGGCGGAGTTACCCTTGATCCAGAACCCCGGTTGGGGCATGGCTGCATCAAGTCGCTCCATGAAGTCAGCTTCGAAGTCTGACTCCAGTTGGGTCTTCTTACCCATAATTGCCTCCTCTCAGGCAAAAAGGGAATGTGTGAGAGGCACATCCCTATTAAAATCGATGTTCTGAGCGCTAGGGTTATTATACACGTGTATAATAGAGTGACAAAAGTTGCAAAAAACGAGAGTCCATGCTTTTGGGGCGAGGACTCTCGTGTGACACTAGAGGGGCTTGATGGTTCGGATGCGGGTCAGGGGCGCATCGTATCCGGTGTGAACTGGTCCGTCGAAGGCGTAGTGCTTGTGGAACTCCTTCTGAGGTACGACGGTCACCATGTTCTCGAAGTCGACGACGAAGTCGCCTACCTTGAGGTAGGGCTTCATTCGGGGGTCGACCTCGGGATGGT